ATGGAACAACAGATATTCATTAACGAGATACAGACATCTTTTGTATTGAGGCAACCAAAGTCAACTAAGCCGACCAATATCTATTTAGTATGTCGGATACAAGGGAAGCAAGTTAAACTAGCTACAGGGGTTAAAGTGTATCCAGAGCACTGGAACACAAAGAAACAAGAAGCCTATATAAGTGTTCGTCTAACAGAACTAGATAATCAGAATAATGAAATCGCCAATAAAAAAATTAAAGCACTTAGAGACAGTGTAGCGTCTTATAAAGAGTATCTTTGTGATAATCCCGACAAGATCACGAACAGCTTAAACATCCTGCGGGAGTATATCTATAAAGACTATAAGCATATAAATAGAATTAGTAAAATGAAACAGCAGATCAGCGCAACATTAGAAATGAAGCAACTTATAGATAGGCAAAGCACAAAAGAATCTACCAAGAAGGGGAATATTGGTGCTATAGGATACCTAGAAACATTCCTAAAAGCATCCAAAATTGATAACACTTGGAATAACATAAACCTTGAAACACTAGAGCAGTTCAAACAATATTATATAAATAAGAAGACTAACGCTACTACGATCAATGCTTATATCAAGAGGATACTTGCAGTATGCAGAATTGCTAACAAATCTAGCAAAATTCAATTTAGCTTTGAGGGTAACAACTTACACTTATTAGAATTAATTAAGGATAACACTAATAAAACTAAGCGTAAGAATAAACAAGTGGCACTAACGGAGGAACAAGTAATGTCACTATACAGCTACACCCCAAAAGGAAGGAAAGCTACAGAGTTAGAAGAGATTAGAGACATATTTATACTTCAATGTTTAGTTGGGCAACGTATATCAGATATGCCTAAATTCTTTAATGGAGACTACAAGTATGATAGCAAGACGAACACCATAACTATAACACAACAAAAAACTAATGAAATGGCTATCATACCATTACTTCCATTGGCTAGAGAGATATTAAACAAGTACAATAATAAAAAGATGATAGTAGATATAAATACTATTAAAGACTTTAGAATGAATAAAGATATTAAACGTATTGCCGAGGCTGTAGGACTTAATGAACCTATAGAATACCAAGAGCAGAAAGGTACTGATATATTGAATATTACCAAACCATTACACCAGATGATACATTCACACACGGCAAGGCATACATTTGTCACAATTATGTGTCGTATGGGAATACCTAAAGACGCTGTGATTATAGCAACTGGACACGAAGATACAACTATGATAGATGCAGTATATGAACATCTTAATGAACAGGACAAAGCCAACAAGGTACATTCCGCATTCAATAAACTAGATGGTAAACTATTTAAAATGGATCAAGTAGCCACTCCAATTATAGCTAAAGATGAGAATAAGCCCCCGAAACCCAAGACTAATATATTAGATTATTTATTTGCGGAAACTACTTTATTGAGACTTGACCAACTACATAGTAGGGATGTCAATATTTATGAGTTGCCAGATATATCTAAAGCAATCAGAGTTATTAAAGACCTATCTACTATAAGTAAAGCTCAATCATTCTTAAATGGCATTGACAAAACTATACTATATGGACGTATTAATAAGATCTCAGAAATATTATGGTATATAGGTAAACATTATGCAGATGCTACATTATATCAGTTATACGAACAAAAGGTTATTGAGCTAGGTTTATCAGATAGCATTAATCAGATCACGAGTGAGGATATATTACACCATCTTTGGCAGCAGGAGATAAGTAATGAAGAGCTAGACTGAAACTCCAACACAAAATTAAGCCTAATCCTTTAACAATAAACCCCAGCCCACCAATTAAGGCAAGCTGGGGTTTATAATTAAAATTTAGGTAGAAATCTTAGACCATCTACCATTTACTAAGGTAAATCTTTGAGCCTTATTAGAAGGAATCATAATAACCTTCTTATAGTAGCTACCGTTATCGGCTGCTGTAGTAGTCGGACAGTATTTATAATCTATAGTACCAAAGTTCCTAACAGTATTAGTACTATACCAATAGGCATTAACTTTAGTTCCATCTGTAAAGAAGTTAATGTAGTATGCTGTATCTGACTGGCTATCTTTCTTATCCTTCACTAAGGACTTATATTTAGATACTTCCATTAAGTGAGTATCATAGCCTTCATACTTAATATCTCTTACCTTTATTTCGGCTACTACCTTCTTATCATTATAAGTAAAATAGTAGTCCACTGGTGCATATTTATCTTCTGTAGGATACAGATTAGTAGCACCCACTTGTATTAAAAATGATTCTAGTAGTTTCCTTCCATTTAGTTCTAATTCATTAAATTTGTCCATTTAAGCTAGTAGTTTGTACTAGCCTGTATTCCATTATACATAAATCATTAGCCATTCACATTAACCATATACCATTTACAGGCTAATGGGTTATTATTCTTTAGCAGGTTCTTCTTTAGTTTGTAAATCCTGCTGTACCATCTGTAACAGTCCAGCTACATCTTTATAAGGCTGCTGGACTAAGTAGTTAATAATTGCGTTAATAGTTTGTTCTGACATACGTTTCATTCACTTAGTATATTTAATGCTTCATCTGATTCTGATATAACTGCATTTCCTTCTTCATCTACCCACATAGTTCTTATCTTTAATAGCCTTAATAACCCTATCTGTTTCTTCTGTGATATGTTGTTTAATCTCATTTACTACAATCCTAATAAGGAAATACATTAGAACTGCTAAGAATGTTAGTAATACATAGGTTGTAAACATAGTATATATAGTTTAAGTAGTTAATAATCAAAGTAAAGTAAGGCTATCTTCACAGACTACCTTACTAAATGAATAACGAATCTCAATAATAATCTTTATGTTTGGATAATCTATAAGATAGTAAATCTAAATACAGAATTTGGTGTGTAAATAAATAGATATAATCTTTGTGGTGTGATAATCTATAAGGGAAATCTTTGTATTAGAAGTGTCTGTAATCTTATTACTTTGATTAGTAGTAAAATAGAACTAAACTACTCACTAACCAGACCGATAAAGCCATTCCCATATAACTCTTTATCGTATTACAAATATAATAATATTATTTTACATATTAAAACTAAGTTACAATATTTTTAATATTTCATTTAAACACTATCTTAGGTGTGATTATTACAATTGAGAATAAAGGTTTAGTAGTATATCTGTAAGGAAATCATTTTCTTCTACAGTTTTAAATCTTTTCCTGTCTTTAAGTTTAGTAGCATTATAATAAAGAGAGAAATTAGCTGTTAGTTCATTAGTGCCAGCTAGTAAACCTGCCATCATTATACATTTAGAACCTTTGTAAAACTTAATACAACCACCTTCTTTATAAAGTCGGATGATATATTTAATTCCTATGCTGTTTAAAATTTCCTTAGCTTTAATACCAGCTTCTACTGCATCTTCCTTTAGCTTTAATATTCTAGCTTCTTCTGATTCCTTTGTACTGGGTGTAAAGTCAATAACCATAGCTTACTTAATTTTAATGTACTGAATAATATAACCTCTTACCTGCTTACCATCTATTCTTTTCCTAGCTTCCTTAATCTTAGCATAATCTTCAAAGTCTTTAATGCTAGCTTTTCCTTTGATTCCTAATGTACCATAAATACTATTCAAGCAATCTTTAATATCAGCAGAAGGAATAAATTCACCGATTCTAAATGCAGGAATAGTAAGCAGTAACTTAGCTACCTTAGCATTATTATCCATCTTTTCAGAGATACTAATAAGAAGTCTTTGAATATGTGAAGTATGATATTTAAGTTCCCTAATCTGTTCCATACCTAGTAGTTCATAAGCATCTTTGATATAGCTATATTTCTTCTTTAATAAGGCTAATCTATCATTATCTGTAAGACTGAATACCATACCTTCCTTTCTTTGCATTATAGAATCATATTCTTCTATAGCATCCTTAAAGGTAGTTCTGGCTGAATCATTCTTTAATAGCTTATCAGAAGTCTTATCTGTACTGCATCCTACAGCCATACCAGCCTTATTATATTCAGTGCTTAAATTAACCTGTAAACTGTATGTATGGTTAAGTACCTTGAAGTTATAAATATCCAGCTTCATCCTATTAGGATCAAATATAAATTCACCAGTATCTTCATCCTTCCAAATGTAATGATAGATGCTTTCTTTAGTTCCTTCCTTAATTTCCTTATCACTATTAACCTTAGTAATATATGATTTAGCTTTCTGTTCTTCTTCCAGAACAACCTGCTTATATTCTTCATAAGTAAGGTCTGTATTGTATCTGGTAGCTTTATAAAGATGTGTGATAGAATCTGCATACTGGGTATCTCTAATTCTACCAGCTATCTGTCTTACCTGTGTACTAATATCCATTAAGGTCTGTGCCTTAGTGCTTTCTGATATAATATAAATTTTACCTTCTATATCAAACAAGTCACAGCCTTCAAAGCAGGTGGAAGTATAAAAGTTTATCTTCTTCACAGGATCAGTAGTTTCACCATTGGTAACACCTTGACAAGTATGCTTATAGGTTTCATTATTCTTACTAAAGATGATTCTGGTATTCTCATTAGTAAGGTTACAGTTCTTAATCATAGTGGCTATAAATTCCACCGAGTTTACAAAGAAGTGAGCATTACCGAATACTTTACCTTCTAAGAAGTCATTGATAACTTTCTTCACTGTAGCACCTACATACTTACATTGTACCGCATTTACCTTTACTTCGGTCTTATCTTCCCAGTCTATCTTAAAGGTCGGAATATCCTTTAGTTCTTCCAGCATTAAATCATATTCAATAGGGGTAGCTGTTAAGAATGACCATTCTTTGAATTTAGTATATTCATCTAGTACAGTCCTTACAGCCTTGTTCCTAAATACATACTGAATAAATAACAGGTGTAGTTCATCTATTAGTAAGAAGAAGTTATAACCAGTAATACCAGCAACTTTAGCTAAACTATCATAAGTACACATAATCTTTTTAGCACCTTTCTTAGTATTCAGATACTCTTTAATCTCGTATGTAGTAACACCTTCATAAACACCTAGTACATTAACCTTACCATCTGTATTATATTTCTGCATCTTATTCTTAATTAGTGATACAAAGGGAACACATATAATAGTATCTTTACCATCTTCTAAAGCTATAGATGTTCCACCGCATCCTACTTTACCTTTATCTATTAAATATCCTACTGGTAAACCATTCTCTTTGAATAATGGATATTCACCTAAATACTTGTACTCTTTAGTAATAATAATGTTTGTCATAATTGTAAATTGTTTGTTTAGTTAGTTGGTTTAAAATCTGGAGTTTAGAAGCATCTGTAGTTTGAATTATGGGGTGTGACATTTTTGGGTATTCTTTCTATAGAAGATTGAGGTTTCATTACCAAAATTTGTCACACTTGAAATAAAATAATAAGCGTATCACTACGCTTACTATTCCTTGTTAAACTAACTCAAACTCACAAATTATGAATGAATAATTAACTTCAATACCTAAAATATGCTCAAAAGGTACTTATGGTAATAACTTTGTGATTCTTAGATGTGAATTAAGTGGAAGAACTGGCTAATCAGCTAGCCAGTCCACTTAGATAATCGAATTAAAATCTATGTTTCAGTATGATAGTTTCCTTCATTTATTGTAAGACAAAGATAGTGAAATATTTTGACATACGCAAATTAATTATAACAAATTTTAAAATTTATATTGAGGGTGCTATAACAGCTATATTCTTGTATTACAGTACGCAAAGTGATGGATGAATGAACTTAAAGTAAAGTTTCTTATCGCTTCTTTCCACTAGACCAGCTTCTAAAGCTGAATATACTGTATTATGTTGTACTCCTATTTCGTGAACTATTCTATTCAGAGATAAATCTACTATATTTGATGCTATTCTAGTCCAGCACTTGAATCGGATTAGGAAACCTATTACATTCCTATCTACATCTGTATCTAATAGGCTACTATCTATGGTTACAAAGAACTTGGTAGGTTCTGTATAGCTATACTTATTACCGCATCCAGTTCTATCTATGGTTAGGTTGGCTACTTCTTCAAACTTCTTTAGATGGTTAAAGATGGTAGTTTCACTAACACCTGTTATTCTTACTATATCTTTAATAGTACTATCTGGATTCTTACTAATGGCTACTAGGGCGCAGAAGTAAGTAAATGCTTCATTATTAGTAAGAGATTGTAGTATAGGTATGCTTAATTTGATATTCATTGCTTAGGGTGTTTGATAATTGATAGAGGTTATCTATATTTGTATATTATTTAATCTATATGGCTATGTCGGAGGATCAGAAGGAATGCTTTGTAATAATGCCCATTAGTGATGCAGAAGGCTATGATAAAGGACATTTTACTAGAGTATATTATGATATTATTAAACCAGCAGTAGAAAGCGCTGGTCACAAACCTATTAGGGCAGATGAAGTTGTTTCATCAAATCTAATTCAATTAGATATAGTAGAAAGACTTATTTATGCACCTTTAGCTATATGTGATATTAGCAGTCGTAATCCTAATGTGTTTTATGAACTGGGGATTAGACACGCATTTAATAAGCCTGTAGTTCTGATGAAAGATAATGTTACACCTAATGCTTTTGATATAAGTTCTTTTCGATATATTGAATATACAAAAGAGATGGGCTATAGAGATGTAACATCTGCTATTAAACAATTAAAAGAATTTATACTAAGTACAGTTAACGATTGGAATATAGACAAAGGTGTAAACTCTATTATTAAATTATTACCCGATAATAAGGAAAATCCAACTAATCTTATTTCCGAATTTATATTACAAGAAGCACAGCAATTATGTAAAGATCTTAATTCCAAGAATCTTTTCCTATTAGAAGATTTATTTAAGGATCGCTTAAACTCACTTGAACAGTTATGTATTACAAAGTCCGATAAATTAGTATGTGAGTATTTGAGATCTAAATTTCATTTTCAATATAAGAACCAAATATTTATAAGCGAATAGAATTATGGATATTCTGATGGCATTTCTTACAAAGAGACATTAAATTCTTTGGATTATACGCCAAGCTTCTCCTTTTCAAATGGTCTGTAGTAGACATAAAACTAGTAATATGATGTACATCTACTGCTAATACTACTTTATCTTCTTTCAAACATAGTTCACATAATGGCTGCTGCATTAGCTTAGCTAGCCTTAATTCTTTCCATTTGGTAGATTGGTATATCTTCTGTCTTTCTTCCCTGTTAAATGTTCTGGAAGGTTGCTTATTCGGTTTCTTTAGATATGGCATATAGTTCTGCTGGTATTATGTATTCACCTTCTTCATTCTGTACTTCCAATGGTGCTAATTTACTATTCATTGTATAGTTGGACTTCTTAGCATAGCATCTTATAGTATTGAATTGCACTCTTAGTAGTTCTAATACAGATTCTTCTGTTACATCTTCCAGCCCTACTTCCATACATCTTATTACTGCTTTCTGTAGGAAATCTTCTACAGTTTGGGACATATAGATAGTATCTTTATAATAAGTAGTGTATTGCTTTACTAATTCGGGATAATGCTTAGCTATTATATCAGCTATCTTAGAAGCATTTCTATGAAGTGGCTTATCTATTACTGTATTGTAGCTGTACTGGTCATATTGTGGCTTCCAGTTAATTATCTTATCTGCTGTTTCTATATCAATGTGAAATAGTGCAGCTGCTTTGTCTAGTCCGTAATCATAAACATACTGTAGAAGGACTGATTTAGGAGGTCTTATCATTTTTGAATTTAATGTATTGGTTAATAGTTTCTCTATTGTAATCGAAGAAGTCCTTTAGTATGGATTCTATCAGTGGTGCTTTATCTGATTTGTGGTTAGTATGTTCATCTATAAGGTCTAGATTCCTGTTGAAGAAATCTGCTAATATCAATCTTAGTAGTTTAGACCTGTCTTTACCTAGTAATTGCTGTAGTTCTGTTAGCAGCAGGTCGGTATTCAAGTCTATTTTAGCTTTAATTTCTATTGGGTAATTACTTCTTCTTTCCATAGTTTAGCCTTTAATTGTATTACAAATTTACTAATACCTTAACAGACTTCCAAATAAATAATTCACATTCTTTAATAATTATATTGCAATGATTATAAGCCTATTAGAGCCATTATATAGCTTTATAAATCATAAAAATTAAATAGGCTATAATATGATAAATTACACTATTCCAAAGGACATTGAAAAGGATGCTAAGGTATATATGCAGAATGTACTGGAACAGCTAGATAGTACTGGTATGTTAGAGAATGTGGATAGTGCAGCTTTAACAATGCTGGCTAGAAACTATAGTATGTTCATTAAGGCATCCAAACAGTTAGAAGATGAAGGTTTGACTGTTACCAGTGATAGAGGTAACATAGCACCGCACCCAGCTATTAAGATTGCTAAAGATGCACAAACACAAGCTATGAAAGTTATGCTGGAGTTCGGACTAACAGCTAAAGCTAGAACTAAATTGCCTAAAGTAGAGCAGGACGGATATAGCCCGTTTGAGCAATTTATAAAGGAAGGAAAGGAAGTTAGATAATGAATACCAAACTTTACTATGATTACTGTAGTAAGGTTCTTAATGGTGAAATAATAGCTGGTGAGACTATTAAGCTGGCTTGTAAGAGATTCCAGAATGACCTTAAAAGGGATGATTTGGAATTTAAAGAGGATAAGGTAGATAGAGCCATTCTATTCATTAGCACATTGAAGCATTATACAGGTAAACATTCTGGTAAACCATTCACCTTAGAAGGATGGCAGCAATTTATAATAGCTAATATAGTTGGATTCTACTGGAAGGGAACTACTACCAGAAGATATACTAGCAGCTATATAGAAGTAAGTAGAAAGCAGGGTAAGACAGCTTTAGCTGCTGCTTTATGCTTGTATTATTTAATAGCTGATGGTGAAGATGGTGCAGAAGTATTATTGGCTGCTAATAGCAAGGAACAGGCTAAAATTGCATTCGATATGTGTAGCAAGTTTAGTAAGGGACTGGATTCTAAAGGTAAGTATCTTACCGCTTATAGGGCTGATATTCTGTTTAACCTTACTAATTCCAAGTTGAAAGTATTGGCTGCTGATGATAGTAAGTTAGATGGTTTTAATGCCAGTTTTGGGTTGTTGGATGAATATCACGCCGCTAAGAATAGTAAGGTTAGGGATGTTATCAAGTCTAGTATGGGAATGAGAATGAACCCACATCTTTGTACTATTACTACCGCTGGATTTGACAAGACCTTACCCTGTTATCAATTAAGAACCGTAGCTATAGAGGTGCTGAACGGCTTAAAGATAGATGATGAAATGTTTATAGCTATCTATTCTTTAGATACTGCTGATGATTGGAGAGATGAAATGAATTGGGTTAAATGTGCACCAAACTTAGATATTACAGTTACTTCCAAATACATTAGGGGGCAGGTACAGCAAGCTATTAATAACCCTGCTGATGAAGTCGGAGTTAAAACTAAGACTTTGAATCTATGGTGTGACAGTTCTAATGTGTGGCTTCCAGAAGATTATATAGTTAAGTCCAGTAAAGAAGTTGAGCTTAATAAGTTCGCTGGTATGGATTGCTATGTAGGTGTGGATTTGGCTGCTACTTCGGATTTGACTGCTGTAGCTTACTTAGTAGTACTGGATGGTACTTACTACTTCAAAACACATTACTATCTTCCAGAATCAGCATTAAAGGATAAGGCAGATAAGGAACTTTACAAATACTGGAAGCAGCAGGGTTATCTTACTGTTACCAGTGGTAATGTTACTGATTATGACTATATAACCGCTGATATGCTTAGATATGCTGATGTGGTTAATATCCAGTCTGTAGGATATGACAAGTATAATGCTACACAATGGGCTATAGATTCTACAGAGCAGGGACTACCATTAGAAGAATATCCGCAAACACTAGGTAACTTTAATATGCCTACTAGAGAACTGGAAAGGCTAATACTATCTGGTAAGGCAGTTATTGATAACAATGAAATAAATAGGTACTGCTTTAGAAATGTTACTTTGAAGTCTGATTATAATGGCAATGTTAAACCGAATAAGGCAGTAGACAAGAAGAAGATAGATGGAACTATAGCAATGATACAGGCTTTAGGTATGTTTTTGCGAAACCCTAGATTTAGCAATGAAATAATCACAATATAATGGGACTCTTTACTAATTGGTTTAAAAAGAAAGAACCAGCGCAGGAAACCAGAGGGTTATTCTGTGATTCATTGATGTATAATATGAATGGTGGCTACACTACTAATAAGGCTATGCTTCTTAGTACTGTTTACAGATGCGTGGATGTTATTAGTGACGCAGTGGCACAATTACCATTAGAGCCATACTACATTAATGATTCTGGTTATAAGGAGAAATTTATTAAGCATCCTACCTATTATTTACTGAACAAAGAACCTAATCAGAAGATGAGTAGGTTTACTTTTATAAAGACTTTGATAGTAAGTACACTGCTTAAAGGCAATGGATATGCTTATATAGAAAGAGATACTAAAGGAGATGCAGTAGCACTTCATTATTTACAGCCAGATTATGTTACTATTACTGAACAGAAGGACGGAATTAGATATAGTGTTGTAGGTATTAAAGGACTTGTAGAGCCTTGTAATATGATTCATATACTGAACTTTAGTTATAATGGTATTACAGGTATAAGCACTTTAGAACACGCTAGGCAGACTTTAGGACTGGCTACAGATTCAGAATCACACGCACAAGGATTCTTTAAAGGCGGTGCTAATCTGGCTGGAATCTTAAAGGTACAATCTACTTTAACTGGTAAGCAGAAGGTAGATTTAAAAACTAGCTGGCAGACAGCATTCAGCCCTACTACTGGTACACCTAATGGAGTGGCTGTATTAGAAGGAAATATGGACTTCCAGCCTATTACGGTGAATCCTTCTGATGCGCAGCTATTAGAAACCAGACAGTTTAACGTAATTGATATATGCAGGTTCTTCGGGGTATCACCTGTAAAGGCATTTGACTTATCTAAGAGCAGCTATAGTACTGTTGAGGCTACCCAGTTAGCTTTCCTTACTGATACATTGTCACCATTACTAGAGAAGATCGAATTGGAGTTTGAGCGTAAGCTATATAAGCCTTCTGAAAGAAGTAGAATAGATGTAAGATTTGATACATCTGTATTACTAAGAGCGGATAAACAATCTTTAGCAAACTACTACAATACACTATTTAATATCGGTGTGGTTAGTGCCAATGAGATCAGAAAGCAATTGGATTTACCTGCTGTAGATGGAGGTGATTCCCACTTTGTACAAGTAAACCTTATGGAACTAAAGAACGCTGCTAACAATATACCCACCAATAACGCAATAGACAATGATACAGACAATTTACAAGGGGACTGACTTAGTATTTAATATTAAGTTGGAAGATAAGGACGGTATTCCCTTTAGGGTAAGAAACACTTCTGAATTTATACTTAGACTTTACACCACAAACCCAGCAGAGTTTATAGAATGTAGTTTTAAGGATGGTGATTTGACTGGTATAATTGAGGAGGATAGAATAGATAAGGCGGTTATTAATTCATCTGACCTAGATAAGCTACAATCTGGACTAATCTATTACAGCTACAGCTTTAAAAGTCCTAATGCTATGTTCAATGATGCTTATTATGACGAGGTAGTTAAAGGGCAGACTAATTATTATTTGAAGTAATGGAACTACAGAGAGCAACTAAAGAAGGAGTATTAGAACTGGATAGAATCAGTGCCAAGATTGGTAGTACAGTTAAGGCTGTATGGGGTACTATAGAAGGTGATATTACTAAGCAGACCGATTTACAGGATGAACTAAAGAAGGTAAAGGATAGTATTCCTACTAAAGTTCCTGCTGATGGTGGTAATGCTGATACTGTAAACGGACATACAGTAGAATGTGATGTACCTGCTAATGCTAAGTTTACTGATACTGTTTATGATGATTCTATTATTAAGGCTGGCATAGCTAATAAGGTGGACAAGGTATCTGGCAAAGGTTTATCTACTAATGACTACACAACACCAGAGAAACAGAAACTGGCTGGACTTAGTAACTATGACGATTCTGCATTAAGAAAGTATATTGAATCCTTAGAGGAACAGAACAAGCTATTAAAGGAACAGGTAGCAGCATTACAGAATCAGATAGATAATACTGGTTGGATTCTATTGGAATAATAACAATACTATGAGAGAACTAAGAAACTGTAATGAAATTGTAAAGATGGATTCTAGGACTGTAGAAGGGTATGCTTTAGTATTCGGTAAGCAGTCTAGGGATTTAGGTGGCTTTACTGAAGTAATAGAACCTACAGCCTTAGAAGGTATTTTAGAGAAGTCTGATATACTATGCTTACTGAATCACAATGAGGATAGAGGTATATTAGCCAGGTCTAAATATGGTACTGGAAGCCTAGAATTAACTATAGATGATACTGGACTTAAATACAGGTTTGAAGCACCTAACACTGCTTTA